CCCCGACTGAAGCCTACCAAAGGCAGGCCCCCGCTTTTCCAAGGCGGGTTCGTTAAACCAATCGCGGCATTAAGCCACGACACTCGTCACACGGTAGCCGGCTACAGAGCCCCGAGGAATCGGGCCTTCACCTGAACAGCCGTGTAACAGTGCAGCTAGCGCAAACCTCTTACCGCCCCAGCGATGGAGCGGGATGGGTTTTTGAACTGGTGTGTAAGCCTTAAAGATTCTAAGACCAGCTTCCATCCGGAAGTTGAATCGTTCGGGTTCGTCGTGTAACACGACGTCGCCTAAAGAATCTGGACCGACACAACTCGCAACAGTGCGAGGAAGCCGAGAAATACAAAGCTTCCAAGCGCGCCAGTAATGATGCCAAGGGCCAAAACCACAAGAGTCTTGTAGCGCAGCCCGTCGGATACCATTCGCGAGTGATAACCAGTGTTGTGGTTCATGGGGAATCTCCTTGACATAGTGTGGCCTCACAGCCACGCCACGAAAGAAGTCCCCACCGCAGCTCTCACGAAAGACACCCGTAACGAATGTCTTACCAGCGTTCGGGCTGAACCCGAAATAACGCAGGCATGAAAGGACTGCACTCGATCGTTCCACCGGGACGATTATGTCATCACCATAAACCAGGACTTGCTCTTCATCCAGACAGCAGGCTCGCGCCAGCGCCCAAAAGATGAGAGTCTCAAGTTCGAACGTGAATCCATTTCCCATCGAGGAGAACTTCTCGAGGACCACCCATTTCCCGTCCACCAAGGTCTTGGGAGACCGAAGTGCATAAAGAGCATCGAACCAGTCCTCCGGAAGGAGGGCCCGGACGAGCTCAAGGGAAACAGTATCGCTAGCTGATGAAAGATCGATCGTAGCGTGCCGTCCGGTTATGGACGCTTCACGGGCAACGGCCCTGTGAAGGGACTGACCCTCATCTAGGTCAATTCCGACGCTATGCAAACGTCTCCTTATGGCCGAGCCGAGGCCCAGCTGGTAGAAAACGTTGAAAGAGGGCTCGATACAGATCCCTCTGTCCTTGAGACTGTCTTTAGGTACCGTCGTAAAACGGTTCCCTTGGACGATCTCAGGTGCCGATCGATACCGCAAGGTCGTTTGAAGGCGACCCCAGGGCGTCTGCTCCCACAAGGGGAGAAGAGACGCCGCGGAAGCGGTCATAGTTGGTCGTGATGTCATTTTATCGGGCATTGTTGCTTGCGCAGCCCTGTCCGAGAAGGTGGAACCAGGACCGAACTTCGGGTGAACGAAATCCGGGAGTCGACCGAGTGTTTTGCGGATCAAACCGCGTGCCACTTTTAGAAACCGACGGATAGGCTCGTCACTCAGGTGTTGATAACCTTCGATAAGGAGCTTCAGTCGCCGATTGGTGACAAAACAAGCGGTCTCGCAACGGTAAAACTCCGCAGTTGCTTTGGCCTTTAACTCTTCCGAGTCAGTGAGACCGGCGCACTTACGTAGTATGTCTGTTGCGAAAGCAGCCGTCATGTAGGAAGTCGGGCTACTAAACTGGTTCGGGTCACATCGCGTAAGCGAGAGGTAACCCTTGACGTCCCCCTGCCGCAGCAGCGATGCAACGGCTTTGGAACGGTCACAACCCATGTCATCGCAAAGCGCGATGACCACGTCCAGTAAATCCTGAGACATGTAATACTCCATGTGTAGCGTGATCGGCAGTGATGCCGGTTATGCCCCTTGCGAGGCAAAGAATGGTCAGCCCGACTTACGTCGGTGCATAGCCACCCTTAATCGACGCTGCGACGGTCGGGGAAGAGATGAACGAAAAGAATCGATCCACGGCTTCCTCGAGGTACTGCGTCGGCACGCCATCCGGAAGGACGGCGGTGAGCGTCAGCGGTACCTTGTGGAGAAGGGTCAAGCGACCAGTCCCGGGTTCCAGCACATAGTAGGGCTGCTCGTAGCTGACATCAACGCGTCGTGCGGTCTTTTGACCGTTATAACGCGCGCTGACAGAAGCCTTGGGCATCCCGATTGCGCTGGGCGCGTTCTCAACGCGCCACCGGGCAGGGGTAGTATCCCCGGACGAGGGGGTGAGGGCGACGAAAGTCACAGTGCCGTGGGCGTCAAAAGCGCTCACGTTTTGCATTTGAGGCATAATCTACCTTTTCTGCCACGTAAAGTGGGTCCAATCGTCCAGTCGCCGAAGCTCTTGGACTAACAAAGAAACGGCCGTAGCCGCGCGAACGACGCTTTTGAAGACGTCGGGAAAAGAGCGAAGCAATAGCCTGGGGCTTTCAATCCCAAGCGATCGCTGAGTCCGGACTGCGAGAATAGTCTTCGGATGGGTCATGACCCACGTCTGACTGTCTCGATCCCAGTCGCGGAGCCACTCCGTCGCCGTGCAAACACGGTGTTGGGTGACATAGGCTTCCGATAACTCCAAACCCGCGAAGTCTGAAGCGCTGGCCAATACGGCACCAGCGTCGGTGAACCAGTCGACTACGAAGCTGAAAGGAACAAGCTCCCACGCAACTGACAGCGGGTTCAAAAGACCTGCTGCCTCGGCTGTATGGAGGTGTTGGTTGCGAACCGACACCTTGGCTCCGATCTTGAAAGCTATCGAAATGCTCCCGCTTACGCGGAGGCCATCGGGCACTTTCTCGACCCAGTCGCCCTGACCCTGCGCCGTTGCTGTCACTCTATTCGGGGTTCCCCGGGTGAAGAGATTGGCAACGGTGTGGAGATCAGAAACGAGGGGAGCCCAACCGAAATGCAACTCGAGCCATAAATCGCTCGCTTTTCCAGTAAGCCGGTGATGCCTTGTGCGCTCCGCGATACGGGATTTACCCCGCAGCGAGGCGTTAGACAAAATTCCGGCGGCATGGTCCCTCCTCGCTTGCGCTTGGAGGTTCCTATAAATCGCGGCGGCGTCGAAACGCTTGACCGCTTGTGCCAACTGGATGAGTTGCATTACCCTCTTCTCGATCATAGAGAGAGATTGCCGTCCTTCTGCAAGATTCACCAGAGCCATCGCTGACTCTTGAATCTGCCCCTTGAACTTGTCGTAGGCCCGGTTGTAAGCCGGGTCCGCGACAACGCGACAGTTCTCGGGATAGACGGCGCCGACGGCAGGATGCGTATTTAACGCCATGTCGCCGGGCCAGCGACTCTTGAGCATTACGCCCAAGAGATTAGTGTACGGAGTCGGTGCGGACGGGTTAACCATCCGCTCGTGCTTCGAGCGCTTTACGCCCTCCTGGATCCGTTCGAAAATGAACGGCTGGGAGTTGTACACTTTTATGTAACTACTTGACATTGGGTTCCTTCGGAGCCCCACTGTCGAGGCAGCCACAGAAAATCCGTGGATCCGGTGCTGAAAGACGCACCCTCACCTCGGACGCTGCAGATCGGGGCCCCCCAAGGGGGGC